TTTCTAAATTATTATTATACTGATGAATAACAGCCCCCTAATAAAGAGCTAAATTATTACCAGTCTGTAAAGGATATTGCCAAACACCAGATAAAGTAATCCAACTTAAAGTCTCATTACCACCATTATCAATAGCAAGAAGCAACTGATAGTTACCACTGGTAGAAGGATATTCTGGTAAGCCGCTTCCACCAGAACCTCCACTGCTGCTAGCAATCTCTTCTTTAATGAGCTGGGATAGTTTGGCTACCCCAGCCCCGTCTAAAACTTTATTATCGTAAGCTGCCATTTAGCTCACTCCAATCAAGAGGCAGAAGCGTTATCCCAAATGGTTTGCACTTCTGTATTAGTTAAAGTATCAATAGTCACCTGAGTATCACCTAGAATCTCCCAGCTGTTATTAATATAAGCATACTCAGTATACACATTGTTAGTGCCTGCGGAAGCCTTTGCAACTAAATAAATCTTATTAGTGGAAATATCACTTACAGGCAAACTCTGCACAATTTCAAATCCAAATGTAGTAATGCCACCGATAGCAGTAGTAATATCACTTACAGTAGCAACCTTGTTATTAGTGGCATCATAAGCAGTATTAAAAACCAGGGCATCCTGCTTACCATTCCAAGTTGTCTTCTCAGTATCTGTCACTAAACGATGGGTTGCATCATCAGTCAGATCATCAAGAGAATCAGGAATGTCTGCGGCGTTCGCTTTAGCGGCGTCCGCAGTCTTGATAAGTTGTACCAAATAAGTAAGCTGGTCGCCAGTTAAAACTTTATTATCATAAGCTGCCATTACTTATTCTCTCCTTTATAAAGAATTCCAAATAGCAAGTACATCACTATTTGTTAAATATTCTACACCTAATTCAGAGACAACTTCATCCTTTAAAGCAGTTTTATCTTCCTAAGTATAATAATCTGTCCCTCTTACTGGTGTATAACCATCTGAGCCTCTTGCTCCAGTTTCGCCTTTTTCACCATTCTTAACAAGAGCCACAGTAGTTCCATTTTTATCTGTAGCTGTGATAGTGGCTCCTTCATTAGTTGTAGAAACTGTTAATTGCGGCGAGTAGCCATCTGCACCCGGCAAACCTTGCTCACCTGTGGCACCAGTCTCACCTTGAGGGCCCTAAGGACCAGTCTCTCCTTTAAGACTTTCTAACCACTCTTCCTCTGTTCCTACATAACCATGGGAAACGGCTATAGCATAAGCAGATTTACCATCTAATCCAGTGGCGATTTCATTTTTTGCTAACTGAATGATCTCTGCTTTATCTTCGTCGGTCCAATAATCTTCGCCTTTAATTGGCTTGCTTCCTCTATAACTGGGATTGCTCATAGAGGCTTGGACCATAGGGGCTACACTTAAAGTAGCTTTTAAATTCTCTGCCATTAATAAGTCACCCCGCCTTTTACTTGAAACTTAGCGGGTCCAATTACTGTGTCAGTCCTCCCGTCCGCAGTATCTACCTGGATATCATAGAGATAAGTTCCAACAGGTAGATTGGTATCTTCTTGAGTCAAATGGATAAGAAGCTGATGATCGGTAAATTCAGTATAAACCTTTTGCTTCAATGGTGTCTCAAGTTCTACGGCGGAATTAATAGTAAAAGTAACTGTATCTCCGGTATCAAGATTATAATTATCAATAGCAAAGAGTAGGTCACCTGTATCTTTGGCGATTACAGTGATCTTATTACTTTCATTATCAAAGATCAGCATCTGCATTTACCTCCCTTAATACCTGAAACCACTCATTGCCTTGTTTCACTTGCCGCATTATCTGAAACACTTTCTCACTATAGATATAACGCACATTTGGTGTAACCGTATCTAATTTATAATCAGTCACCGTATGTAGTAACCATTCATCCTTAACACCATATTGTGTCATATCAGCAATAGTAGAAGTGATTGATACGTGTGCGGGAACGCGTTCTAGCAGCTCAAACTCTACCTTGTTTCCCCCTGCGCCATCAGAGGTACGGTGAGGAATAGCACGCTGCAAAGTATCTCTCTTAATCATACGGTCCTCACCTTTCTATGTTTATTTAACATCTTACGGACTTTCTCACTGTAAAAACTATCATAGTTTGTGGAAATACCGGATGTACTTTGGCTAGTCGCTCCCTCACTACCAATGCGATTAAAGCGCTCAATTACCATTTGAATCACGATATAGTCCAACTTCTTATTGTATTCCATAAGATTACAATATTCACATGCTTCATCTTTACATAGGGAGATTAAAAGTTCGAGCAATTCATCTCTGTCGTCATCTGTGATGTTGAGTAAAAGTTTAATTTTCTCCAACATTACTTATAACCTCCTTATACGAAAATAAGGCTTGCTTGCCATTAGACAAGCAAGCCTTTAGATTTATTAGGGATTAGAGGGAGCAGCACCAGAGTTCAGAACAACAACCTTATTGTCGTTAGTAAGAGCAATAACCTTTACATTACGACCATAGATAGTGGTCTTACGAGTATTGGGCTCACGCTCCTGCTCAATTTCAACGCCCTTCTTGATGAAGCAAGTAACAGCCTCACGAGAAGCAAGGAAAGCAGTACCCTGTTCAACGGCGTCAGTAGCATAAACGGGAACACCAGCAACGGTACCAACATAACCACGACGAGCAAAGTCCTCAACATACTTGAGGCTATCCTCTAGGTTCTTCTGGAACTTTGCATAATCCTTCTTGTTTAGAAGCATAAACAGACCTTCGTTGGTCTCATCGGGCATAGAAGCAATAGCATCAACGACACCAGCAAAATCAAAACCAAAGCTATAAACCTTGTTAGTACCCTTAGCCAGCTCGGCAACAATCTTAGTGGTAATGTCGTTAGTCAGCTGCTCAGACAGATGCTGAACGGCCTTATCAATAGCGGTAGGATCGTTCATTTGCTGCTCATCATAGTAAGGAACACGACCCTGAGTAGTAGTGACTTCATAGTCCTCACTGGTGTAGTAAGCCCCGATATCACCGGTATTACCTTCAGTCATATCCAGGTCTTCAACATCACCAGTACCGTGATAGGTGTGAATCTCAATCTTCATACCAGGAGTAGCAGACAGGCTGTAGTCCGTGGTGATGAACTGGTTCATATCAAGAGCAGTAATCAGTTGATTTTCAAGTTTAGTTTCAAGGACTTCGTTATCGAAGACCTTGATAGAAGTAGTATCATACTTACTTGCCATTTTAATTGGCCTCCTTCATTAATTTCTAAAAGAATTATATAAATCGGGATTATTCTACTTGAGTTCCATCAATTCCGTAGTGCTCATCTTGCGGAAGTCCTCTCTTGTGATCGTCTTTTCTAGCGGTAAATTCTTTCTTGGGGCCCTTGAGGCCAGACGCTTCTCAACTTCCTGTTTAACGGACTGATTAAAGGCTTGCTCTAGTAATTTAATATTAGCATCCATCGTGTCCGCGTCTTCTGCAACTACAAACTCAACAAGAGAAAGAGATAATCCCTTTTCAGCCAGGATCTTACTGGCAACGTTTTTATTTTCAGCCAAGGCCAATTCTTTTTCCTTCTCGGCAATTGCGGCCTCGCGCTGTTCGAGCTGATATTCATACTTCTCTTGCTCATTCATTTGAGCAAGTCTCTCAGCTTCTTTAACCTTAGCCTCATTCTTCTGAGCCTGCTTCTTTAAAGCGGCAGTAACACGGCGATCTGTTTCCTGCTGCAATAGAGCATCAAGTTCAGATTGAGTATAAGTCTTTTCAGTATTATTTTCCTGACCCTCGGTTTGAGTTTCAGTGACACCATTATTAGTCTTTTCTTCCATAGTACTCTCCAATTCTGCGGCCCTAACTAAGAGTTCCGCTATATAATCTAATTTTTAACTATAGTTGCTTATCCACAAAGACCCAAACTTATTCTTCATCAATAACTGTTGCCTCTGATGGCGAGTCTGTTTCTTCATAATAAGCAAAATATTCACATAAGCAATTAGGATGATAGGGAGGTAACTGATCGCCCAGTTCTGCTTCAGCAAGAGGAATGACCTCACCAACATAATCACTGCATACCTCATCGCAAGGAGCCGGGTTAACTATCTCAACCATCTCAATCCCCATTGACAGATATGCTTCTTTTGTTGCCTCAGACCACATCGCCATTGTTTCAGTCTTTAGCAATCTTGCCGCATCATAAGCAGTAGACCCAGTAAGCTTGCGCCAAGCCTTTAGCATCCAGTCGTACCCTTTGCCATTCTTAATCCCTTCCTCTAAAACAAAAGACAGCTTAGATTGGAAGTTAGCAACATGACCATAGAGCCGATCGGAATAAATCTTTCCATCCTAACACCATGGAATACGAATATGATGATCTACAATATATGTATCTGTAATCTGAATTTGCGGGAGCAGCGGCTCATGGAGCCTAAGCACCCCGTTATGAGGAATTGTGTACTCTGGTTTAAATAGTTCAAAAGTCTGATTGAGTGTTTCTTTATATGTGTGCGTCATACTGTCCTTAATAACCTGCGCACCCATCCAACACCAATCAGTGAAACGTCTCCATTGTCTATTCTCTATATCCTTCACCAGCTTGTAGACAGAAGGATAATTCTGCAACGGAAACTTTTCGGATAAATCTATCTTACCATTTTTTTCAAGCTATTGCAACTCTTGAACTATCTCTGAAAATGCTTCGTCAGCTAATTCCTATAAAGTTCTATCTAAGTACAAATTCTATTCCTCAGCATCTGCCAACAACTATAAAATCATTTCTAATGTTGGCTTATCATAAATAGAAAATACGTTAATCCTTCTTGCCAACGGCCTCACCATCCACGTATGCTTCAGCAGCTGCATAAATACCAGCAGAAACAATAGAACAGATAGTGCCAGTTATAGTGATTGCGGGAATGCCGATTGTAAGCCCTGCAATGCTCGTTCCAATGCTGCCTAAGAACGCGGCTGCCGCAAGCCAGAATTTACGACTCTTTAATTTATCTTTCATCGCTTGTATTCTCCTCTTGTTTATTGTTCTTACTCATGGCTAGAGTTAAATAATCGCTCTAGAAGAACGGATTCTCTGTTTTGTTCTCGTCCCTCTACTTCTTCAGCCGCTCGATTTCTGCTCGTACATCATCAATAAAGGGCAGCTGTGCCAACAGAGTTTCGTCACTTACAAGATCACGTAGAGCATTAACCATATTAGCAAGGTCAGTATCGTTACTAGGAATGTTGCGAGTAAAGATAATATCAATATCACGCCAATCGAAATCTCCACCAAGAAGTCCTTCAATTCCCGCAAGTAATTCAAGACGCATCTGCAATCCCTTCTTAAACTTGCGCTCCTTAATAGAAACAAGATTCTCTGTTCCCATTGTCTTAAACTTGATAGCAACACCACTTGCGTTAGAAGCAAACTCTTTATCGCTCATATTAGGACAGAAGCTAAACTTATGAATGTCGTTATCAATTCTACTCTTCGTAGTCTCGTTGCCGCCACCTGAAAGATCCTTAACCAACCATTCTGCTTTTGTTCCTTCATCCATCAGCAGAACCCGATTCTTTTTCATTTCAGCTACATCTTCCGGTTCAGCAGTATAGCCATAGAGTGCCAGATAAGCGTCCGTGAAATATTCGAAATCATTTAGGTTGTCGCTCTCCATAGCGTCATATGCATCAATTAAAGAGATAACCTTTTCAAAATCACCAATTTCTTCTTCATTATTTTTAAATATAGCGATCGGAACCATGCCGAAATAATGCTTCGTTGACTCGAGCTCCGTTAAAATTCCCATATTCCAATCACTACGGAAAGTAGTAATTTTATCTGCATCAATTACTTCAATTATCCAATTTTGACTATCGCTTTCAATATTATATTCCACATAATAGCGAATAAAATATAACAAATTACTCTCGATACTCGTATCATAAACAGGCACGCACTCTTCAACTGGTAGATGATAGAATCTTAACTGACTATCTTCATCCGTATATAGTTGTTCATATGCAACACCATAGATACTAGCATCCTTAGCTAACTCAGTGTTCTCATCAGCCTCGTCATTGTACTCAAAGATATTGTTAATTCTCTCTAACACTACCTCATCATCACAATTATAAACTATCGGCTCTCCTACAAAGTAACCAACAAGAGTATCGGTAATGTAGCCAGGATAGTTATTTACAATCTTGTTATTTGGCTGTGTAGTATCAACAGCAACACGATTCAAAATATCATGCTTAGCATTGTAATAACGCTTTAACTTCTATAGACGTGGCAGTTCATTAAAACGATGCTGATTTACGAGTTTTAAAATAATAGTCGGAGTTAGAACAGTTTCTTTATCTAACTTAACCAATTTAAAACCTCCTTAAAATAAAAGTCCCTTATCCATTGTTCTCAACTAATGCCGTTCATCCAAACACTACATAGAGTAGCGCAAAGCATCTAAATAGTGGTTCCAATCATCAATAGGCTCATTAATGTATTCGTTAGTTTTCTTATCCTTAGTCCAGCTATAGTTCTCTAACTCTTGTTTAACCTCTCTACAACTAGGATGGATAATCAACTCATACTGCTAAACCTTTTGAATACCTTGAAGTACACTACCTCTACCCTTAGCGCATGGCCTAATTCTCTAAACACCCTATCTTTTAATCTCTTCTATTGATTTCTATTCAGCGCTATCAGCCATAATCAAACTCTTTGAGAATCCCATTTCTTTTATGCGGTCAGCAATAGCATCATTCAAGTAACCTGTGCCACCCCATTCTTCAAAAACATAAATGCGGTTTTCCTTGCTTACTAGTGTTGATGCAACAAAAGCAGTGGGGTCGTTAGTGTAACCAAAGTCTAACCCACACAACAACTATCCCTTAATAGATTTAGGATCAAAGTCCATGACCTACCAGTTATTATAAACTAATTTATCAAGACTACCAAACTCACCAAGCGCATAGATATTATAATACACTTCGTTAGTTTGTTTCATCAATAGCAAAGAGTTGATGTAAGGTTGCGGCAAGTGCGGATTGTCGAGGTAAGTAGTGTGTACAACTCTAACCTCTTTGCGGAAGTCTGCCTTGGTAGAATCGGGTGCAAAGAAATAAAGATAGCACCAATTAGCCTTGCTAACTGGGTTAAAAGAGAGATAGAGATTTTGATTCTATGCAGTCGGATGCCGCACACGAAGATCAACTTGAGTAAAATCGTCAGGAGTGAACTCTGTAGCCTCTTCAAGCCACGCATCAGTCAATCCCGCAATCGACTTTATCTTCTCGCTGTCATCAAGTCCAGAACAAATAAATACAGAACCGTTCGGTAGTTCTATTGTAAAGTTTGTTTTATTTACTTTACAATAAGGTAAGATTTGAAACGTAGATAACGTCTCTATTAATAAAGCAAAGGTAGAAGTAGCTGTAGTTCTGTTTACTTTACGCAAAACTAGTATCTTTCTTTTATCCTTTAATGCTTTATAAACTAATGCTTGTGCTATGAAATGCGATTTACCACTACCTGCTCCTCCATAGAATACGAGATAACGTTTCTCATAATCTTCTAAGTAAGGCAAATAAACCTCGTTGAAGATGTTGGAGTGTATTCGCAGTTTCATTAGAGGAATAATAGATTCCCGTAACGAAGGAGCATCTGCCGCATCATAAAGATAACTCGACCATCAATATTCTGCGCTAGATTAATCATGGTTTTGCTCTCCTCGTCATCTGCGGGATTCCAATCCTTGCTGATATCACGCAGCTCTTCAATCTTCTTAAAGAGCTCGCCTTCCGCATCCATCATAGCGTTAAACTTCTCTTCAATTTCCTTCTTGACAGTTTCCACATCAATTGTCATTCTGTTTGTCCTCCGTAACTAATTGAACTTCGATAGGCTCATTGTTCTCAAGCTTATTAGCCTGCAAGCCCATGTTCTTCGATAGCTGTTCTAGTGCTTTCAGTTTAGCAGTAACGTTATAAACCTCATCACCTTTATCAGCAAAGGCAATGTCTGCTAATTCTGAAATTACTCGCATACTATCTACGTTTAAACTTTCATACATTTCCTATCTACGCTGAGCTATATACTCTTTTATTTCGGGCATTTTTAATAATGTATAGGGATAAGATGGTTTTTTATTTGATTTATTCCCGAAACTATTGTGATAAGCATCTAGCGCGTTGTAACCATTTGATAAATACGTCTCGCAGAACAGCTTTTGCCTTTCGGTCATCGCACACTCTCTCCTTCCTATCAAAAATCTCCGGTACAAGAAGTCCGATCCATGTACCTAAAATAACAGCAAGCGAACAACTCATAATAATGTAACTCCTTTATAAAAAATAAAAAAATCAAGAGCAAGATGAACTTAGATTGTCCTCTGGTACACGTGTAAAATTCCAACCTTTAGGGTTCGATCCTGCTTTGATAGCATAAATTACCGTTGACTTTGGTACTCCAGTCAACTCTGCGGCCTCCCTCGCACTCCGGGCGGTAACAACCTCACCATCTTTAATACAGATGATAATTCCGTATTTGCGGGCGTTCGTTTCTCGGCGCAGATTAACCACGATATCATCGTTATCTCTAGCCCAGACTAAATTCTCTACTCGGTTATCTTTTTTGTCACCATTTTTATGAACCACTAAAGGTAAGTTGTCTGGGTTAGGTAAGAAATGTTGAGCTACCAATCTACCTACGCCCTTCAGTACCTACTCTCCATCTTTCATTAAACCTACAAGAATATAACCTGACTTCGGTCCCTACCCTGCGCCAATCATTCTCTTAGTGGTTTTATTATAGACTCTTCCTAAATCACTTATAGCATATAAATCCTCATAGCCTACAATATCAACCCACTTTTCTTCCTTCGGATTCATAATTCTCTCCTATGGCCTCTTGCCACGTTATTTTTTTTGCAACTCGATTATACCAAAACTTTTTGGGATTGTCCAATTTTGGAATCTAGATATTGAAAGGTGGACGCTACTATCTAATCCATACAGCTTCTCTATAATCAATATCGTCTGTCTCCTCTAGTACATCGAATCGAATACGATGACCTGCATCAAGAGCAAGATGAAGTTGAACATATTTATTGGTTTGCGGCCGGTCCTATTCATCTATATGTATCATATGATTGATAATACGATTCAACATATTAACCGCTTTACCTATATAGACTAAATGATCGTCTAGGTAAATACCATAAATACCTGATTTATCATACTTAGCTTGCTTGTCACCAAACCTAGCTAAGTATTCGTTATATTTCTTTTCAAACTCTTCTGACATTCATTTCAACTCCTTTTATCTTTCTATTATATTTAAAGATAAGGGAGTCTTATTAAACGATTTTTGTCCAAAAGGTTAAAAATTTTTTTTTAAATCAAGAGGAAAGAGAAGGCGGGAGCGATCGTTGAAACTGGTTAAACCGATCGGCGCCCCATATTAGGTACTGCACTTGGCCCCTTCGGGGCTTTCATTGTTTCTTAACTACTTGTTACTTACTACTTTTCTTCTTTTACTCCTCTTTGCTCTTGTTATTACTGTCAACAATAGGAAAGAGAAGGCGGAAGTCCGACCCCTCTCCTCCACTTATCTTGCCTTTTGTTTCTATTATACACGCGGCGTCGCATAAGTGATAAACTATCTTGAGCGAAGCGAAAGATAGTTTATCACGTCTCTTATATTGTTATTATTATATTGTTTCTATGGACATTTTTGTCCCAAAATCGAGACATTTTTGTCCAGTGTTCCTTTTTACTGGGGCTCCGACCGGTCCGCAAGTGAGACATTTTTGTCCAACGGAACGGTGAAGAAGTCATATTTAACCCCATCAACCTGGACTAAATACCTCTCTTCTATAAGCTCTTTTACAGCTCTGCTATATGTTTTATCGCTAAATCCAAAAGTCTTCGTGACTGCTACTTTACTTAACTCCCAATTCTCGTAACCATTCTATTTATCAGCTAGATATAAGAATAGCTAAAAGGCAGAAGGTGATAACTTTTTGCTTGCGGCAATCCACTCTTTAGAAAGGATAGCAAGATACGATTGCCCTTGTCCCTTGACGATTGGAGTTTTTCTAATAGTAATTAGAAATTGATTGGCAACTGCCATCAAAAATCACTCCTTTGTAATATTGGTATGAGTAAGACTTCACTTTTTCTATAAAATCTTAGTTAGAGCTAACTGGAACTCTGTTGTATCTTCAAAAAAGTAGCAGTCATATTGAGGATGAAATGGGTTTTTCCCTGTACTTACGATCGGAAATCCTCTATCCTGAAGTTCAACTGCTAACCATCTAGCGTAAATCACTTTATTAGGCTTGGTATTCATATTAGTTCTCCTTTGAAAAATTTTGTTTATTGCCTCTTTCTCTGTGGGGCGAGACTAAAAATAAGATCTTTTCATATGGTACGACCAACTTTCTGTTAAAAAGAAACCACGGGCCGAGAGAAAAAGGAGTCAATGAGCGGCCCGTGGTTGATAAATAAGGTGGAAACTTTCATTATGGCTAAATAATAAAGGTCTTCACTAATATATAAAAATTGGATTAGGATAACTAAACTACGTTGTCCAAACGTCCAAAGAATTTTTTGAGTGGTGGCCACTAATTGCTCAGGTTAGTAGCCACCGGATGAAAGGAGTACATTTTCATATATAAGGATATAATCAACCCTATATTTATATTCTAGTAAAAAAATTTTTTTATGTCAAACTATTCACCACTGAGGTAAGGTAATCAATCTTTTTCTACAACTTCTTCTACTACTTCACAAAGTCTCGAGCGAAGTCTTCTTGTAAGTTAGATATCTAGACACTACTCTTCTCGGGCTCCCGCAAGTAACGAGTAATTTTGACTACTCTTTGCTCTTGTTTGATTCTCTTGATTTTATCAACCAAGATAACTTTATCTCCTAAGCCCACGTCTTCTCCTAAGTCTGATAACTTTAACTTATAGCTTGCTTTTGGTTGCGCGATCTCTGCTAAATGGATTTCTGCGGCGGCCTTTAAATGCTCCGCTATATCATAATCCTCATTGATCCAAATTTTCTCTATGTATTTGTTACTGTAAGAAAAATTTTCAAGGAACTACTTTCCATTATTGATATCCATAATTGTAAGTCCGTCTTTCCCAATTGGAATTAGAACTGTGGCATAGTCATAAGTTGAAGATTGTTTCTTTAAATTTTTTAATTTCAACTCATTAGAGTAGTAGGCACCAAAATCCTTGCCCATTTTATCATAAACGTATAGACGCTGTTCCTTAGTGTCAAACCATAACTCCTATTGATAGTCTTCTGCTATCTAGTAAATCATATCAAGAGCATTGACGTTAGGAGTTTGATAAGTGGTCACACTTTGATCGGAGCTTCTATATTCTACTACCCAAGGAGTATTCTATAAACAATAGGAATAAGAGTTAGCCAAACTCTGTTCAAAGAAATTGAAAACTCTGAAAGTACTTCCACGTATATCTTCTATGTTTGCGGCGGCCCGTACCTCGAAGAAGCTACCACCGTCGTAATTAACCTCTTTGATCACGTAATTGTAATCTTCGGACTCTATATAAAACTCTTCTTGGAGAAGAGTGTAGTATTTATCAAGGCACGGAGCCTAAAAGCATAAAGTTTTCAGGCCCGTGCTAATATCCTCTTCGGTATAAGTGTTGTTGTCAACATCTGCAAACCCTATGAATTCATAATCGGTATTGTATACTCTAAACATAGTTCTACCCCCTATTATATGAATCGAGGATTATATTCAACCTAGAGAGAAGCCTATGCGCCATTATTAATTTTAATTACATTTATACCAGGTTGAAGTTTTGGGAACTCCCATGCATTATATCGAGATAATGCGTTCGTATCGTTTACTTCAACAGTGCGGGATTCGCCATCTATGACCACCACATCGTTAGCTTTTACGCCACTAATAGTCAGGGGTTCCGCAGTCAATCCTTCTATTGTTAATAGATAGAAGTCAACCTTTGGAATGAATGTAACTTTACAAGGGGCTGGAGCAGTCCCACTATTTGTAATAGTGAAACTGCTTCCAGTCTCGTCGAATTCAATAGGGAAGTAATTTTCATTCATAATGAACTACCTCCTTAAACAATCTCATTCAGGCCACTCATAGTAATCCAACCTTCACCGGTATAACCCCAATCCATATCGGTACTAGTACTACGATAAAGAATTGAGATACGGTCGCCATAGACATAAGTCTTTACTTTGGCATCAGGTACTGCTATTGGGTAACTATAACAGTCCTTGGTATTAACGGCTATAGTATAGTTCTTAACACGACCACGGACCTAAGCGCCAGATGTATCATTTCTCTTAACCCAGCCATTACCAATAAAGTATGTAGCTTCATGGATTCCATCATCATATTCATAGTAGAACTTATGAGTATAGTCATCCAAAGAACCAGTAGTTTTATTGGAACCCTGTTCATAGGTTATAGAAGAAGCAGTTTGATACAAGGGGTCTAAGTATACTGTAGGAGTAGTAGTAAAGATAAATTTACCGCTTTGTTCAGCCAGCTTGGTTGAATTAAATCCATTAGTAGTATACGAACTCGTATTAGAACTATCAAACCATCTGCCGCTACTATAATACCATTCTCCAGAAATACCATTTTCTGTGTCTGAAGTCACTCTTGATACGGGTACCACTAGGCCACTTAGTAGCTGATATTCCTGAGTTTGAGAACTAGAAAGATTAGCTAGAGTGTCTGGGTATGTATAAGAGTTACGTGTAGAACCGAGAGAAACAATAGCACTGTAATCTGTGTAGTTGAAAGTCTGAGTACTAAAGTAATCATATGGAGTATCTAACCAATAATCTTTATTGTATAGATAAATTTCCATAACATCGGGACCAGCTATAAAATCACCAGTTATAACGTCAAAGAATCCACTAGATTCAAACCGTCTCTGTTCGCCATTAAATACATATCTCATTCCCTTGGGAACGGGGGTCCAATAACGAACTAAGGAATAGCTAGACCAGATTCTGAAATAGTGCCAGCAACCACCAGAGATATAATCTGGAATATAAGCAGCATCAGTGGCAACTACACCACCGGAGAGATTTAGAATTTCTGGTATAGGTAACCATTGTTGATTATCAGAAACAGTTT